TTGTTAGCGAGCTTGTTGATTTCTTTGGTGAGACGCTCCAGCGAAGAAGTGCGCTGACGCTTGAGGGCAGAAAATGATTCGTTCATGTATGTCTCCGTTGTATGTTCGGTGTGTTACGTCTTATCCACTTAATCATCATATAAGTTATATAGCGTGTTGTCAAGACGCAAATACATCACGCATAACTTTTTTTATCGTAGCCTTCTCGACCTTTACGAATGGGCGATACTTACTCAGCTGACGATAGAACTCAGGCCAGACAACTGGATCGTCGATTTCGTTGTTCCATTTGTCTAGAACATCAAATGTAATATCAAAGGCAATAACAGTTTCGGCTGCAATCTTGTTCGCCATATACATCTTCAATAATACTGGATGCGTCTTTTCAACCAGAAGAATACGGCTTACGCTGTTATTGCATTCATCAAGTAATGTTTCCAGATCTTGCTTCAGATAGTATGAAAAGGCTTCCATACGTTTCTGCCAGTTGAGATAAACTTTCTCAGACTCTGGACCATTCATTTCTCCAACCCAGCGAACTCCTGCGTTGGATACAAAGTTAGCAACGAAGAAATCTGTTAGTTCTTCATCACTGTATTTACGTTCCAACTTACGAAAGAGATACTGATCCTTTCGCTTGAGGAACGATTCCTCGCTGATCTTGCGGATCTTGCCACCATACTTCACAAAGTCATAATCAGAAGTGAAGTGTAGCTTGAGCGCCTGATAGCGGCTGTAGGCTTTCATCCCTTCCATTAGATGAACGCAATTTCAGATTTCCAACCACGCTGCCAGAACTTTTCGTAACGCCATAATTCTATGGCCTTATCACTATTTGGACGAAGAGTCTTGCTCTTGATAAGATTAAAAACTTCGCGGCTCATGAACATCTTATCATTCGCATAATCGTATGACACGCAGCAATGCTTGAAGTCGAAGCTGTCGATGAGTTCCTTGCGCGTATTATATTTCGTATAGATGTACTGAAGAGCAGTGCGACCAAGTGATACTGTTTTTTCGATCTTGTCGTTCTTGAAATATTCCTTATCGTTGATCTTGGTAGAAGTAGGGCTTAACGCAGATTCCTTCACTGTCAATAGATTCAACGCCAACTCATTACGAGAATTATTAAGTAGGAATATGTCGAAGTCTTTTACAACTTCATCGTTCATCATGGAAGCAAAGCAACCACCAGCAACGACAACGCCAGACATATCGAAGTCATATGTAGGCATGTGTTTATGAATATACGAACGAATAGATTTCTTCACTTCCATGATCTGAAGTTGTTCATCATCGCTAAACAGTTTCTTAGCAAGCACATCTTTCTGAGCCTGCTCCGTGTAGTATTCATCAACATATGCGGGTGCGCCCATTGCTCCACGCATCCCAATCCCACCAGCTCCTCCAGAACTGACAGAATATTGTCCTGCTCCTCCTAGAGCACTAGTATGAACTGATCCAGTCGTAGGTAACATTTGAGCAATCGTTTCTATTATCGCCTGTCGTCTAAACGCGGGTTCCAGATATTCAATGGTCATCCTACTAACAATCTTAGATTCATTAGTAGTTCTGTTGCGAATGGCTATTGAATCTGTTGCATAGTCTACATCAAAAGATATATCGTTGATCTTGATACTCGTAACCCAGTTCAAGAACTCTGACCAGTTTTCTGAGGGTGATCCGAACATTAGATTGGTAACCTTGATCCAGTGCGTTTGATAAGATTGAGAGTCATAGCTTCTGACTGAAGCAGCTTACGCATGGCTGGAGTCATGAGCTTCGATACGTTCTCGAACTCCAGTCCAGTCTTTTCACATACATCGGTAATCGCTTCAAGATAGCTCATACCCTTATCGCTGATACGTTCTTCTACCATAGACACGAATGTATTAGAACTCATAATGCTTGCTACAGCAGCTGTCTCTGTCATTTATCATATCCTTCATAGGGAACATTATCTAGAGCGCTGTCGATATCGACTTTGATTCTTCCAGCTTCTGCGATCTCAGCAAGAGTGCGTCCGCATCCAATACATCTTTCACCTGATTCATCGAGCTGACAAATCTTAACGCACGGTGACTTCTTAGGAACAGTGATAGGAACAGTTGCCTTACCACCGACGCTGCGGCGCACGATATCTTCGCTGATAGCTTCTGGATAATAGAGTTCTAGTGCAACACAGTCTTCAACGCAGTTGAACCAATGGAACTCGCCAGGACGGACAGTAGTAAAATCGCCTGCTCGAAGTGTAGTAATGTCGGTGAGATCATAGTTATTCTTTGCGACATGGATTTCCAACACTCCACTGATGACATAGAATCCGTTCCACTTGTGTTCATGCTTATGCTCCGAGCAGCGATAGCCAGCTTTGATATTGATCTTATGGAGTTCGACGAGTGGCGTCTGAATAAGAACGCTCGTGTCGCCCCATACTTTTCCAGTGATATTTCCCATAATTAACCTTTCGGAACACAAGCCAGTTTGTATTGATCCCACATTCCACGACCGTATTTCTTTTCTTCGATGAACTTCAGCGCATACATGCAGGATTCGTATGTATTGAACTCTTGGAACTTTACATTCTGACCGTTGCCAGCATTGCCAGAAAAGTATGTGATGACTATGAGAACGTAGATCATCGCCTTAAACTCCGTTTGGAGATATAATCCAATTCTATTAAATCATATAGTAGTTGCTCGAAATTGTCAAGACGAACCATGTTCGGACCATCGCTTGGAGCGGATTCTGGATTCTGATGAACTTCAATGAACAGAGCAGCCACGCCAACAGCTACAGCAGCGCGGGCCATCGTAGGCACGAACTGACGTTGTCCGCCAGAGCTTGTGCCATTACCACCAGGAAGCTGAACTGCGTGAGTGCAATCCATGATGACACGGTCAGTATATTGCTTCATCACTTCTAGCGAACGCATATCGACCACAAGATTATTGTAGCCAAACGTTGTTCCGCGTTCAGTGAACAGATACTTATCACAGCCAAACGTTCTTAGCTTCTCAGCTACGTTTGCCATTTCCCACGGAGATAGGAACTGACCCTTCTTCACGTTGACTGGCTTACCACTCAGTGCAGCAGCTTGAATCAGGTCAGTCTGTCGGCAAAGGAACGCAGGAATCTGAATGATATCAGCTTGAACTGCTTCGCATTGCCAAGGTTCGTGAACGTCCGTGAGAACCTCGATTCCTCGAGCACGGACGGCCTCCATTCCGTAAAACGCCTCGTCGAAGCCGCCACCTCTACTACTATTCGCGGAACTTCGATTTGCTTTATCGAAAGAGGTCTTATAAATGAAGTTGATTTCTGTATCGAATCTATTACCAACGCTGAAGCAGATATCACGCAGTGCAGTAGCCATTTCCACTGCGTGATCCTTAGTTTCAAAAGCACAAGGTCCAGCGATAATGCTCAGGGGTTTATCATTCCCGCAGTTGTCATAGAAGCTCATGATTAGTCCCACAGAGAGCGATAGTACCTACCAAACAAACGAAGACCGTTTTGAATACGTTGATTGTGTGCATCTAGTGCATCTTTGTCCCAACCACTTACTTCGGCATAGAACAGATCATAGTCGTTATCGTTCTTGAGTTGTTCGAACGTCCATACGAGTTCGTCCATCACCCAGTTATAGCGATCCTGTGCGTTCGTGTCGCTGTGACCAAAATCAGTTTCATCACCCTTACCGATGTGAGGAACGTCTTCAGCATCTGGATGAAAGAAACCGTGATTCGTGTCACGAAGCTGAACCAGCATGGGATGAATGATAAAAGCGAGCGTGTGATCCATGGACCAAGTATCGTAAGGATCAATGCGAACCTTTACATCGCGCTCACGATCGCCGATCATTTTGTTGACTGTTGCGTTTAGAACATCTTGAATGATATCGCAGATACGCTCGATGAACTTATCAGTCTTGGTGTATTCACTATCTTGAACAGACCAATATGACTTGTCGTGTTTCCACTCCATATACTTGTCGAATAAAGTGTATGCGCTGATATGAGTTGTGCGATAAGGACCAATGTAAACTTTCATAACAATCTCCAAAAATGGTTCGGGGTGATGGGATCGAACCACCAACCTACGGATTCAAAGTCCGCTGTTCTACCAATTGAACTAACCCCGAATGATTACTTACCTGCGTGTTCGGTGAGAAGTTGAGTTACGTTCTTGACTGTTGGGTCGCGAATGTCGTCGATGAACTTCATAAGCTCGTCGGCTTTCTTGATAACTTCAGCTGTGGTTGGAAATGGTTTCTGCTCACCGCCGCGTTCAGCAGCGATAAGATATTCCGCATCGCACATCGACTGTGCCATTTGAAGAACGGAAAGACGGATATGCTTTTCTTCGGACATAGTGAATACCTCAATGTAGGAAAGTGGGGGGATTCTGTTTCCAAGCTCCCCCCGAGCTCATTCTTAGGCAGCTAGTGCGTAAGAGATAGGTGCATTATCGTTTGC